CTGACACCCGTTCCGAGGCCAACCGACACGTTTACGCCAGAGCCGTTCCGCGAGGAGGACGGTACGTTGATGGATGCGGACTGGATCAAAGACCAGTGGCGCAAGGTGCCGTCCGCGTTCGCTCCTGTCGTGCTCGACGGCGAGTGGAACATCCGGCCGGAGGGCGTCTTCTTCGACATCTTCGACCCTCGCGTCCACGTCTCTTCGGAGGTGCGCCTCGACGCTCAGCGCGGGCAGGTCCGCTGGTGCCTCGGCATCGACTATGCGGCGGCGAACCGCGACCACGGACAGGTCGCTGTGCTGACACAGGTTCAGCAAATCAAAGACGACAAGGGCCGCTCGGAGGAGGTCATCTTCGTGCGGGACTGCGTCGTCGTCTCCGGCGTGATGACTAACAAGCAGTTCGCTCGGCTCATCCTCGATATGCTCGACGCGCACGGAATCGTCTGGTCCGATATCGACGAGGTCTACGGGGACAACCCGGTCCAGTCCCGCTACGGGTACAGGTCGAACATCGAGACCGGCAAGGCGCTTGCAAGGCACATGGGAATCGGCTACCGCGCGCTCCAGCCTCGGCTGAAGAACGTCAAGGACGGCGCTGCTGCTGCCGGGATGGTGATGGCGGGCTGCCGCTACCTGTACGAGCGGCTTGCGGAGGGCCGGTTCATGGTCCACCCGCGGGCGCTGCCCGTCATCGAAGCCATGCAGACGTGGGACCTCGACACCCGCCACCCGGCGAAGGACCGCATCGACGCCGTCCGGTACGCGCTGAAGGGCTACATCTTCGCTCGCCACCGCGGCCCGCGCGCCGTGCTCCGGGCAGGATGATTGCATGCCGCAAGTGTTGACAGTTGCCCCGGGATATGCGGGGCGGTAGGCTGCTGTCCATGCTGACCATGCCAGATTCCGCAGCCGGACTCGCCCAGCCTCCCGGACCGCAGGACGCCTCCGAGTCAGGCCGCTGGGACCACACGCGGAGGCGGCGCCGGCTGCTGTACTCAATGCAGGAGATGGACCTTCGGAGGGCCATCCAGGAGCATGTGGGCTCGACGCGGGCGAAGGTCTGGGGCGCTCCCGACTTGAGCGCGAATCCGTACCTGTCTCTCTGGGAGACCGTCTCCCGGATGTACGCGGAGTCGCCTGCAATCTTCGGCATGGACGAGACGGCGGCGGTGGTGGCGGAGGCCGGGTATTGGTCTCTGATGCAGCGAGGCCAGCGGGACACGCTCGCGCTCCGTGAGTTGGGCATGGCGATCGAGATCATCGACGGCAAGCCGGTGTACACGCCGCTCTTCCCGGACTTGCTCGAAGGCGTTGCCGCTCCGGGCGAGCCGTCGCAGCCGGTGCGGCTGACCTACACGCGGACGCACCCCGGGGTCGGCTGGGTCCGGGTGACGTGGGACCTGGAGAACGAGATCTACGAGGCGCGGAAGCCGGACGGGACGGACGTGTCGGAGGAGGTGCTCGGCGGCATCTTCCGCGGCAAGTCGTATCCGTTCCGAGACGCTGACGGCGCAGCCATCATGCCGGTGGTCCTGTACCACGCCGCGGAGACGGGAACGCTCTGGGACGCCCACACGGGCGCTGAGATCGTCGAGGGCTCGCTCCTGCTCGGCGTGTATCTGACCTACTGGGGCCACGTCGTCCGAACGTGTGCATGGGCTCAGCGGTACACTGCTGGAGTCGAGATCGACGGTGCCGAGGTCGACAGCGACAACCCATCGACGACGACGCGGGAGATCATCCCTGACCCGGCGACGGTGCTCCAGATGCGAGCCAGCGAGGACGGCGGGCAGCCCGTCATCGGGCAGTGGGCGCCTCCGGTGGACCCCGACGTGCTCATCGGCGCGATCCGAACCTACGAGGAGCGTCTGGTGGAGTCTGCCGGGCTCCGAGTGGACGTGACGCGACAGAGCAGCGACATCAGGTCGGGCTACTCGCTCGCAGTCCAGAGAGACGCCATCCGCGAGGCACAGCGGGTCTACGAGCCGCTCTTTGCTCGCTCCGATGCTCTGGTACTGACGAAGACCGCGCAGTTGCTCGGGCTGCCTGTCGAGCCGGTCCGCATCGAATACCGCGGCCTGCCCATCTCGCCGCAGGAGCGAAGGGCGATGGTGGACGAGGTGCGCGAACTTCGAGACGCCGGGCTGATGACGCGAGTCGAAGCGTGGATGCGCTTGCACCCCGGGGCCACTGAGGACGACGCGCTGGCGTCGATTGCTGCGATGTCCGCCGAGACAGCACCGGACCAGTTGAACGGCGCACAGGTCGCAGCGGCGAAGGACATTGTCATCGCGGTTGGTGTCGGCGAACTCACCAAGGCCGCTGCGGAGCAGATGCTTATCGAGTTTGTCGGCATCCCGCCCGAGGGTGCTGCGGCCGTGATCCGAACGATGCGAGAAGGGATGACCACCGAATGAGCGACGATCCGACCCCGACTCCCGACCCGACGCCTGAGCCCGATGGGAAGGTGTTGGCCGACCAGGACAAGGCCGCGCTTATCGCCACCATCGCTGAACTCCGACGGGAGCGCCGGGACCTCCGCGGCAAGGTCGAGGGCTACGCTCAGCAGCTCGACACGCACGCCACGGCGTCAACGGCGCTGAACTCTCAGATCGAATCGCTGAAGGCGGAGCACGCGCAGAAGGAGGCGGTCTGGTCCGACGAGCGCGCCATGCTCGGCGCCGGCCTCACCGACCCGGAAGGGCAGGCGGTCGCCCGCGCTCTGTACGGCACGCTGCCGGACGACGGGAAGCCCGCGTCGATTGCTGAGTACCTGCAAGCGTTCGGCGCGGAAAACGCGAAGGTCCCTGCCGGGCTGGCTCCGTACCTCGGCAGCAAGGCTGCTCCGACTCCGAAGCCAGCACCCGCACAGCGGTCTGCTCCTGCCGTCGGAGGCAATGCGACCGACGCGTTGCTCAAGGCCGCTCGCGAGTCCGGCAACTGGCAGGAACTCGCCCGGCTTACCGGCATGCCGTGGAATGGCGGCAAGTAAGTTGACAAGCCAGCGCACCTATGCGCTAGGCTAGGGCAACGCCGCCACGGTCCCGGGTCCGGTTAAACCCGCAGTAGGCATCAACCCCCTTGATACCTCTGCGGAGACTGCCCCGATGGGAAACGAAGTTACCCTTACCAGTTTTGCCAATGAGCTCGCCACTGAGCAGCTCGCTGGCGTCGTCGCTCTCCTGCTCGCTGACCGCGGCGCGCTGCCGAACCACCCCGCGATCATCGAGTACGCGAACGCCCAGCAGGGCGGCTCCGCGACGGTCAAGGCTTCGGCTCTGGGCCTGATGGGCTACGACCTTCCGGCCGCGACTGCCGAGGGCTCGAGCATCAGCAACACGGCGCTCTCCGACGCGACCGCTTCGCTGACCATCGGCAAGAAGGGCAAGGTCTACACTGCGACCTCGCTGGCCCGCCTGCTCGACCCGACCGGCACGCTCAACTCCCAGGTCTTCGCCGCTGACGCGGTGGCCTCGGGCATGGCGTGGGACCTGTACCAGATCGCTCAGCTGATGGACAACTTCAGCACCACGACCGGGACGACCGGCACGGACGCGAGCGCTGCGACTATCCTCGACGCCATCACCGCGCTCGAGATCGCGAAGGTGCCCGGCCCGTACCTGTCGATCATGCACCCCCGCCTGTACGCCGACATCCGCGACGACATCGCCCTGAACTCCGGCGGCGCGGTCCAGTGGAACGCCGACTCGCAGGCGATGCTCTCGATCATGCATGGTCTCGGCGCGCAGCCCCGGCTGTTCGGCGTGGACGTGATGACGAGCACCCACTGCCTCGACGACTCGACCGATGTCTGGGGCGGCGTCTTCGGACGCGGCGCCATCATCTACGGCTGGGCCTCCCCCTCCGTGCTCGACCTTTCCAGCGACCAGGTCGTCCTGGTCGGGCGCTACCTCTTCGACCGCATCCGCACCGCGCTGGCCGACACGACCGGGTGGGCCATGCACCAGTACACCGGCGTCGTCGAGCTGATCGACGCGGCTGGCGTCAGCATGCAGGCGGGCAACTCGTAGGATACTGATGGCGTCTTCGTCCGACTTCTTCGTCCGTGATTCCGGCCCTGCGGTTGCGCCTTCTGGTCCAGCCGCAGGGTCGGCGTTCACGCCGAATGTCACAGGCCACCAGCGCGGCACTCCTGCGCCGAAGTGCGAGCCGCATTGCGCGTTCGTGCTGACGCACCACCCGAACCGGTGGGGTGTGCAGGGCGGCAAGATCCGGCCCATTCTCGGGCGGATGCCGCTGGTCTCTGGTATCGGCGGCTGCGAAGACGGACCCAACGGCACGGTCAAGGCCGGCACGGCTCGGAACAACACCGAGTCGAAGGGCTGGACGCTCATCCCCTACGATTCGCTGCCGAAGTCGCAGGCTCATCGGGGCTCGTACCTGTACAGCCTGAAGGACTCCGGGCGACCTGATGTGATCCTGCCCTACTGGGCGCGGGCATACGCCGGCAGCACGGCGCTCCGGGCTGACCTGGATCTCAAGTATGAGTTCCTGGACCACCTCGTCTCTTCCGGTGTCGTGCCGGAGGTTCCTACCTACGTGATTGAGCGCTGTCTCGACGACGCCAAGGCCCGCTTCGAGCGAGCCGCGGACAAGGCGCAAACGGTGCCATCGTGGAAGCCGAAGGCGAAGGCCATCGGTGACGAGGTCAAGGTACTGGAGAAGGAGCTCAAGGCCCGCGCTGTCGAGCCTGTTGCCGTCGGTGGCGGCTACACGCCGGAGACCAGCGGTGTCTAGTCAGCGCAACGACAACGAGACGATCAGTCGAATGACTGACCGGATTCGCTCCGAGGGCTACGACAAGGGTCGGGCTCGACAGATGGCAGAGGACTCGATGCGTCGAGTCGACAAGCAACGAGAAACCAAAGAGCGGGCCGGCAGCACGCACAAGTAGCAGTAGCCGATCCCCGATGGAGAGGGAGCCATGACCAGTCCGACAGGAACGCCGTTCAACCTCCGCAACGACCGCATCCGCATCGACGCCACCGGCACAGCGCCCGTCGAGCTCCAGAAGGGCTCCGGCGTTCCGACGCACACCGCAACCCGCGGCACGCTCTACCTGCGTACCGACGCCGCCGCCGACGCTGGCGCGTACCAGAACGTCGACGGCTCGACGACCTGGGTCCTGCTGGAGACGGCCGACGTTCCCTACAATGAGGTGGAAGTCACGATCGCCACTGGCGATGTCGCGACGATGAACGCCACCCCCGTCGAGGTCATCGCCGCACCCGCCGCAGGCAAGGCGCACATCGTCGAGTCGTGCCGCTGGTTCCTGGACTACGCGACGACTGCCTACGACGCTGCCGCTGCTGGCGACACGCTGGTGCTCAAGTACACCGACGGCTCTGGCGCCGCGGTCGTGGACGCCGTCGCTGGCGACGCCATCGGCGCTGCCTCTGCGGACTACCACACCATCGTCCGCCCCGTCGCTGAGCTGATTCCGGTGGCCGCTGCTGCCGTGGTCGCCCACATCAACACGGGCGAGTGGTACGGCGCTGCGGGCGACTCTCCGCTGAAGGCCCAGGTCGTCTACCGAACCGTCACACTTGCCTTCTGATGGACGGGCGAGACCTCAAGCGCGCTGAGTTCAAGGCGCGGGCCGCGGCTCGCATCTTCGCCCGTCGTTCGCAGATCGCGCCGGTCCCGGCTTCTCAGTCGGAGGCCGACGAGCCGTCGGTGACTACCACCCGCGGCGTCGTGACTGCGACCTACCCCGACGGCTGGGCGTTCCGCTACCACGAGCATGCCGGCGAGCGCGGCGCCTTCCGCGTCGTCATCGTCGGGCGAGGTGACTGATGGCTGAGTGGATCGAGTACCAGGCCAGGTATGCCACGCAGGAGATCGAGCGGGAGCGCCCGACCGACCTCCGGCTGCTGGTGTACGAGGCGGGCAGCCTGTCGGCTCCTGCTTCCGGTACGGTCTCGGTCTACAATGCCAGCAACGTCGCCGTCGTG